TGCAGGTTTATATTACTTGTATACCAATCCATTAAATTTGCCAGTGCCACAATTGCGTGTATCAATGCAAGTAGAACTAAGACTCGGTAGAGGTGGTTCTAAGATGGACGGTAAAACAAGAGAGCAAGTAGCCACAGGAAACATTCGTGCGCAGGGAAGACTGGACGGTAAAATGTTGGTCGCTTCACCATGGTCGCTAGATATACCTGGACATTTCGAAAAATTATTTGGTACGGTAAACTAATATGTTAAATTTCAAATCATTTCTTAAAGAAGAAAAACTAAACGAAGACTTACTGTTAGAAGCAGAGTCTTCATCTGTTGAATCAGATGATAAAGGTAAACTCCACGAGTTACTTTTAGCAAAGTATCTGCATCCACAAACTAAACTTCCAGAACATCATCGTTCATTCTCTGATAATCCAGACCATGCTGGTACTCCAGAGCAAGTTCATGATAAACTAAAAGAGAAGATTCCACCTGCAGCATATGCAGAAATTGATCGTCACGCTAAACAATCTGCGGAAGCATTTAAGAAAAGTATGACAGACCAAGGACATATTGGCGACCATGCCCATATTGGTAATGTTCATTGGACATCCAACGCTGACAAACCAAATGTCGCTGGTGACCACGAAAAGACTACTGGTGTTAAGGATGTAAACTCCAACGCTGACTTAATTGTTACACTACACGACAAAGAAGGTAAGCCAGTTGGTCATCATGGTATCTCTGCCAAGTATGGTTCACAAGAACCAAACTATCGCAATCCAGGACTTGATGCATTAGAGAAGACTTCTAAACTACCATCTGGATCTCTTGCTGCTCCAATGCAACATCATACTGATGCCATGGAGAAACTAGGTTACAATGGTTCTGCTGATCAAAGAAATATTCAGACTAAGATTGATGAGATGCCTATTAATGACATTCGTCAGAAACATGCTGAAGGTCTTGCTGCAATTCAAGCAGGTAAGAAACTCTCTGGTAAAAAGAAAATCATGCATGAACATTTGGAAAAATATATCCAAGCACATGATGCACTACCAGAAAAGAAACAAGAAGCATTCCGTCAACAAGCAGCACAAAGAGCAGAAACTGCACGTGCATCTAATCTTGCTGCACGAACTCAGATGACTCAGTCATTTGCTACAGGTATGGCACAACATAAGCCAGAAGAATTGGCGAACATTATTCGTCAGAATGTATCACCAAATACTCACATTCCTCATACAGTTGTGCACAGTAAAGTTAAAGAAAGTGGAGAAGCAGAATCTGTTATCAAACCAATGCACAGTTTAGCAGACGAACATCTAGCGCAATTCAAACCAGACTCTTTACATGTAGTTCCAGGAAAAGGAACATCGGTTACTATTAAAGGTATCCATGCAAAGACTAATAAACCAGTAGTTGCTGCTCGTTACACAATTAAATCATCCTCTGGTGCTCACAAGAGTGCAGTAGGGACTTTCAAGTTACAGTAATCCCCTCAACTTTGTAGGGTTATTGCTTGACAAATATTGCAACTTAGGGTATAATAGTAATATGATGCTAGGATTTAAAGACTTTTTAACTGAGGCTGCACCGACTGAAGAGGGTGCAAAACTAAAACACATTACTCATGCTGAGGATCGTCCACTGTTCCACGGAGCAGACGGATTCAATCATGCGTATAATGCTCTACATGGTGCACACTTTCATACCAAACAAGGTATGAACTCCAACAAATTGACAATGAAGTATGATGGTTCACCATCTATTGTTTATGGTCATAATCCAGAGAATAATAAATTCTTCGTTGCTTCAAAGTCAGCATTCAATAAAAATCCAAAGTTAAATTATACACCTGAAGATATCGAAAACAATCATGGACATGCTCCAGGTCTTGTTGAGAAACTCAAAGCAGGTTTAGAACACCTACCAAAGATTGCACCAAAGAAAGGTGTATATCAAGGTGATGTTATGTATACTCATAACGATGTTAAGAAAGAGGGTGATAAATCTTCTTTCACACCAAACACTATCACTTATACTGCATCTGGCGATAAAGCCAAAGCAATCAATAAGTCAAAGATGGGTGTAGTTACTCATACCAAATACGAAGGTACTAACCTTAGCAACATGCGTGCAACAGGTAATGTTTCTGAGAGTGAGTTTGGTAATCACCCAGATATGTTCCATCATACTGCCAGCTATGATGCAGCTGGTGCAAAGTACTCTGAACAGTCTCAACAAAAAGTTCTTGGTGAATTATCCAAAGCCAAACATATTCATGAGATACATGGTGATAAAATGTACAAAGCAATTCACCCAGAGCACAGTGGTGAATCAGGACATCTAGCAACTTACATCAATCAAACAGTTCGTACTGGTGAGACACCTTCAACTGAAGGATTCTCTGCTCATGTGTCTTCTCAGCTGAAGAAGAAGTTCGATAAGATTAAAACTCCTGCCAAGAAGCAAGCGATTATCGATGACGCTGGTGCACAGATAAAGCATATCGAAAAGAACAAAGAACACTACGACAATTTACTGAAGATGCATGGTCATCTTGCCAATGCAAAAAATGAATTGGTGAGTAGTCTAGAATCAAACGAAGGTTCTTATGCTCATGCTATCGGTGGTGTTGCTTCTAAGCCAGAGGGTTTCGTATACAATCATACTCACAATGGTGTAACTGAGCCAACCAAGTTGGTCAATCGTGCTGAGTTTGCTCGCCAGAATCTATTGAAGTCTCGTGGTGCACCAAAGACAGATGAAGTCCACCATGTTATGGCATATGGTCGTATGAATCCTCCAACTGCTGGTCATGAAGAAGTTGTTAAGACTATCAAAGATAAAGCCAAAGAAGTTGGTGGTGGTCATACTTTGATTCTTTCTCACTCTCACAATACAAAAGATGGTAAGAATCCTCTTGATCCAGAGACTAAATTAAAACATGCACGAAATGCATTTCCTGGAACTAATATTGAAGTTGCTTCCAAAGATAAACCAACTGTGCTACAACATGCAGCTGATCTCCACGCTAAAGGTGTGACACATCTACACTTTGTTGGTGGTTCAGATCGTAAACCAATGTATGAGTTACTCAAAAAATACAATGGTGTTGCTGGTGCTCATGGTCACTACAACTTTAAAAACATTACATTTAGTTCATCTGGTGAACGAGATGAAAATGCCAAGGGAGTTGCTGGTATCTCTGGAACTAAATTAAGAGAGTTAGCATCATCTGGTAAGAAAGAAGAATTCCATTCTCATCTATCCTCACAAATGAAACCTGAACACAAAGACGAATTGTATAATGATTTACGTAAAGCGATGAAGTGATGAGTGAATTAAATGACTTTCTCAAACTTATGGCAGAGGATAAACAAAAAGATCCTGTTGCTGTAAAGAATAGAGAGATAAAAGAAAACATTAAAGAAGATTTGGGAGACTTGTTCTCCCAATTGTCGCATCTAAAGGCAGCAGATCCTGTTGCTCAAAAGAATAAGAAATTAGAAACAACAATAAAAGAAAATGTTAAAGAAGATTTTAGTTCTTTGTTTGCAGAGTTAGCATCACTGAAGAATAGAAAAGAAGAAATCATTCAAGAGAATCCTCAGTTAGTCGAGGAAGTTCTTATTGAAACTACACCAATCTCAACTCCTATTGGAGAGATCCCTGTTTCTCAACAAAATCCTGCCATTGCGGATCTTCCAAGCATTGACAAGTATCTCAAGTCACCTCAGTTTGAAGTGCCAGAAGTAGATGAGTCGCAGAGAGAATTCCAACTAATCAATAACAAGATTAAATTCCTTGAGCAGTGGATTGGTAAGATTAACAATGCTGGTCCAGGATCTGGTGAAGTTAATCTTAGATACCTAGACGATGTTGCCAGAGAAACGATTGCCGATGGTCGCTGGTTAAAGTATGATGCTGCTAGCAAGAAATTTGTATTTGATGAGATCAATCCATTTGAAGTTGTAGAAAACACAACTGAAGTTACAACATCGACATATACAGTAACACCAACTGATTTTTATATCGGTGTGAATTATGCTGGTCCAGTAACAATAACATTACCATCATCTGCTAATTCTGGTAGAATGTTAATTATTAAAGATGAAGATGGCGACGCAGAAACAAATCCTATTACTGTCCTAGGCACTGTTGACAATGATGCTGGTGGATTTATTATTCAAATTAACAATGGAGCCATTCAATTGCTCTACAGAAATGGCTGGAGAATCGTATGACATATTTGTTTAAACCTGATGTACCATTTGATGGTGAAGTTAAGAATGACACAGGCAATCCTTTACCGATTAGTAAAGACACCAATGCTAACAGCGACACTAATCGTATATTTGTTAATGCTACTGGTACTGTAGCATTAGACGCTAATACATTATCAGCATTAGAAAACATAGGTGTTACTGGCACAGTTGAGTTAGGTGCTACTACATTATCAGCATTAGAAAACACTACAGTTACTATCAGTGGAACACCCACAGTTAACATTGGCACTATACCAGAAGTTGAGATTAAAAACGATAGTGGCAATCCCATTCCAATTAGTAAAGATACCTCTGCTAATAGTTCATCAAATAGAATTTTTGTAGACACTGGTCTAACTATTCCAGCTGCATTTGATGGAGAGATTAAAAACGATACTGGTAATCCCATTCCAATATCAAAGAACACTACAGTAAACTCTGCTGCAAACCCTATTAATGTTAGTGCTGTCATCACAGGCACAGTGACTTCTACTGTGGTAGATGGTGCTGCAGATGCATTTGGTAGAATGCGAGTCAGTGAAGCATTTACACTAGGTGACTATAAACATACCTACGGTATTGATCCTAACTTTAGAGACACTCTGTCTAATGGTGGTACAGTTACACACATAACCAATCAAGCTGCAGCAAGATTAGCTACCAGTAATAATTCCAGCAGTCGTGCAGTTCACCAGACTAAAATGTATCACAACTACATGCCTGGTAAAAGCCAACTTATTAAAAGCACTACTAACTTTTATGGTGCTACTGCCAATGTGACTAAACGCACTGGTTATTATGATGACTTAAATGGCATTTACTTTGAGCAAAATGGAGCAGGTGTATTATCATTTGTTATTAGAACTGATACTAGCGGTACAGCCAGCGATGCTCGTAGAGTGATTCAGTCTGATTGGAACAAAGATAAGTGTGATGGTACAGGAGCCAGTGGGTTCAACTTGGACATAACTAAAACGCAGATTTTCTTTACAGATTTTCAGTGGCTTGGTGTAGGTCGTGTTCGTTGTGGATTTGTTCATGACGGACAGACGATTGTTGCACACGAGTTTTACAACAGCAACAATCTACCTGTAGTTTATATGAGCAATCCGAACTTACCTGTTCGTTGTGAAATTTTAAATACAGGTGCTACCGCAGGAGCATACTTTGATCAGATATGTTCTACTGTTGTATCTGAAGGTGGATATGCAGAAAGTGGTATCGACTTTAGCATAGACTCTGGACAAACATCACAGTCTATCACAGTTGCTAATGGTATGTATCCTATTGTTGCAATTAGATTAAAAAACACATTTAGAGGATACCCAAATAGAGTTATAGTTCGTTCTGGTAATATTAATGTATATGCTGAAGACTACCCAGCATA